GTGAAGCCCTGCTGACGAGCAAAATGCTTCATGTTAGCCGCTGCAACGGCTGGATCGTTGTTGGCGTTTGAGATAGCGCCCTTGGCATACATGATTGATATATTGCTGTTGTTTTGACCGACGAAATTGTAACCGGCTACCAGTGCGTCGGAAAGCTCGACCGCTTCTTTCCATGCCTCTGGATTAGCCGCCGCAATCTTGTCGATTTCCTTCCACTTTAGAGTTGAGCCATCCTTGCCAAAATCGTACGTGCTGCCGTCGGCAAGCGTGCCCATATAGTTGTCGTCGAGTATTTTGTTCTCTTTCAATCCTTTTCGAATTGCATCGCGAGTCGCTTGCGCCTTGTTTTTCGAGCTGCCGAACTTGCTGCCCGCATATCCTGCGATAGCTCCAACTGCTGCACCGATAGCGGTGCCGATGCCTGGCAAAATTGCCGTGCCAATTCCTGCTCCGGTAGCCGCTCCGCCCGTTACTCCTGCGATGTCTCGCTGACGGCCCGCCGACATATCACTTAATGCCTGTGCTGTCTGATAACCTGTGTACCCTGCGGCAAGGACGTTCAATCCTGGTACAACTGACGCTCCAAGGCTGCCTGGTGCCGTGCTCAATGCTCCGGTAGCTGCCGCTATATTCGCAGCGCCCGCCGTGCCGTAAATACCCGCTCCGGCGTAGTCTTTTTCTTTTGCTGCCTGGTAAGCCTGATAAGCTTGCAAAGCGCCCGTTGCCCCTTGGCCTACCTTTGCCCAGTTTACATTCGATAGAAATCCGGCATCGGTCTGAGCGGTAGGCGGAAGGCTTTGGACGGCTCCCCTCGGAGCAACGATTGTGCCGCCATTTGGAGCTGACCCCACGGCCTCATAGCCGCTTGGAATCGAGCCGCCCTGGGGAACTACATTTCCCTGTGGGACCGTCATCGCCTGTTGTAATGCCCCGCCTAAAGGCGCTCCGCCGCCCGCTGTGCCGCTAACGGCTCCGGCCCCACTGGTGGCATCCGCAACCGGTTTCGCAACGTCTGCGGCCTCCTTGGCTGGAAATAAAGCCCCGTAAGCTTCTTTGCCAACATAAGCTCCGGCGACGGTTCCGCCAACTTGTCCAAGCTGGCCGGCCTGCCGTGCTCGAGACGACTCTTTTGCTTGCTCCTGCTGCATCGCCTGTAGTCCGCCTGGACCGAACGCCATTTCCGCCGCTTGGGGTCCGCTGTATCCCTGTCGTCGAAGCTCCTGATATCGTGCGAGTTTCTCTTGATAGCTTGCCATGCTCTAAATCCACGTTCCAAAAATAGCCACGCCGCTTCGAGCGAAAAGGATCGTTTGCTCCGGACCTCCGGCCCAAAGATTCTTTCCAGGGTTTTGACGGCTGAAATCCTCATTAAGTTGCAAAGCAAATCGCGGTTGGATCGTTGTTAAGCCGTGAATCTCTGCAAAGCGTTCCATCATGCCCAACTCGAGCGTTTTGGGGTTGAATAAGGTAACGTCTGTATCGGCGAGGAAATCGTTGTATGCTCCATCGTAATAGGTCCAGGACACGCCGCCATCGCTCACGGTGCCGCTGGTATGAGTTGGAGGGGTTGCGCCGGTCGTTCCGCCGCCTGTCGTGACGTAATAGTTGCCGTTGTAAAAGGTATAGCTGTTAGCTGTGTAAATGACGCCCGTTGCCCATGTCCTTGGCCGAGCGCAACGGTCCATCATGTACTCAAAGATAATAATCTGACCGGCGTTCGCGGACGTTGGCGTTGGCGATATCAAAAGCTGCGTGTTTGAGATCCCTCGAATCTGGAACTTTTGATACACGGTTGTGTTTAGTCCGTAGCCTTGGATTTCGGCGTATTCCTGCTCGGTAATAGGACCGAGTACCCGCCACCTCGTCGATTGATTCCAAAAAGTTTCGTAATGATAATAAGAGAAAGCCGTCGGAAGACTGTAACTCGCCTGCCCCGCAACAAGAGTTATTGAGCTGGACGCATACAACAATGGCCAAGGATACTGCTCTGCCATTTCGCGATTGACACGATTCGCTATAGTCAAAAGCTGCTTCGTTGTCGTGTCGGTACTTCCGACGGCTGTTGGTGCTACGGTGTATCCCGCCTCATTTGCCACGTTTTGAATGTAGGAAATGAGGGTCATTCTTTAGTCCGTTGATTGCCGTTTTCGTGTTTTTGGAGGCGCTGGTAAGGTTACGTCCTGGTCCTCATATTGTTCTGCCGCAATTCCCATTCCCTGCGCAACATAAAACGTGTTGCCCATTGAATTACCCTCCGTCGCGTTTACTCGTTGGATAAGCATAGCCAAGTCCCGCTCAAGCTTTTCGGTACGCTTTCGCTCTCGCTCCAACTGTTCACGCAAGCTTACGATCTCGTTTTGAGGAGCGTTTGCCGCTTCGATCCATTCCTTCGCTTTCTTGACGAACTGAGACAACGGACCGATTCGCCGTTTGATATCGTCGTTAGCCTCGGCCAACTGCTCAACTGTCCGAAAGCCCATGTGCTGAAGCTCTCGCATCGCCGTGCCTGGTAGCAGCGACCATTCCATTAACGGCGTGCCGGCCTGAACAGGTTCCGATCCTGCCTTAAACCGAGCGTATTCCTCTGGGTACTCCTGCACGTCGCGAGGCTCAACCGCCCTGACGGTTTCGTCCATTCCTGGCCACTGTATCGATATCGATTCCACCTCGTCGAAAATCGGTCGACCTGCGTCGTAAGTCTTTTGCACGTTTTGGTTGTATGCGTAAAAGAACTTTACGTTGGCGCCACGGTATCGCTTCTGGGGCTGATTATAGCCGCTCATCTGTTGCTGAACTTGCTGCCAGTCGAAGTTTGTCATGTATCCTCACCGTAAACGGGCGTTATTGCCCATGGTTACAATACACGATCTATATCATTTGAAAACAACTGATCGAACTGATGGGTCCGCCGGATGTTTGGTAAACTGTAATCGCTCCCGACGGAACTACCTCGGAGGTACTCATCCAAACGTTAATTCCTGGCGTATTGCTTAATACAAAAACAGGATTGGCAGCCGATGGAGTTAAGCTTGTGATTGCAAAACCTCTGAAGCTTATGGCTATCGGCGCACCACTGTTATTCTGAATCATCAAGAATCGACGATCTTTTTGAGCCGCAAGCACTAACGTACTAGCTGCGTTTGGGATCGTTGGGTTGACGCCGTCAAGGAGTCCCGCTGTTATTGGCATAAATCACCTACGCATATTGAACGTATTCAGTCGCCGATACTCGGAAAAAAACGCCCAGTCCTGGAGCTCCTAACGTAACCGCTGTGCCAGCTCCGCCTGGTGCGATTCCCGTAATTTCGCTTGAACTGTCCACAGGGTATACTTTCAACGTTTCTACTGCATCGGCATTTGAAACGAAAATTGGAAAACCAATCGGACAATCTGGAAGTTTAACGCCGGAACCGGCCGGTGTCGAAACTATCGACGCAGAAAACGAGGTTAATTGCAAAGCATTGTTAATAGTAGAGCCGGTTGCCGTTAAATCTTTGGCCGTAGCTATCACCGGAGCCGCTGCTGTTGTATAATTGGCGAACTGTTCAGCCAATTTACTCGCTACACCTAAATTTATTAAATTGGAATCGAAACTCATACTATTTTCCAAAAAAAGGTGAGAGGGATTTTGCTCCCTCTCACCTTAATCCTAGTCTATCGATAGTACACGTACCGATTGTACCTCTGCCGCCGCAGCCGTGCCGCCAACGGTGGTCACTCCGATAACTCCAGGCAATAAAACAAACGACCCGCCCGAAGCATCATCGCATACGCCGCCCGTTGCGGTCGTATAAACGCTCGCTTTTGCGGTGTAATTGATAAACCGTGCTTTAATTCCCGAACCACTGCCGCCGCCATTTGGTCCACCAATCCATACCCAAAGATACTGATCGGTGCTTGCTGCCACCTGAGCTGCGCCGAAGTTTCTAACTTTTGTTCCCGCCTCTGTGTTGTCCATTTGCACAACGGTATGATCGTCTTTCACCGAAACCCAATCATATTGCGTCAAATTTTCAGCCGCTTTCACAAAAATAAACGTTCCTTCAACCGTAGAACCGATCTCACCGAGTCTTGCCGGTAATGATGGAACTGTCGTTGCGTCGAACGTTCGCAAATAATTTACACCAAAAGCTCCTACCTGTGACATATCTCTTTCCTCCTATGATTAAGCGTAAATAACCGCCTGAAGCGCAGGAGCCGAGCAACACAAGTTTCCTTCGCAAAGGATAACAGTGAAGAAAGCATCCTGGTCAACTGGTCGAGCCATCTCGTTCTGCAACGGTTTGAAATCGGCCCCGCGACGCATGTCGAAGGTCCAATATTTCAAGTTGAGAAGTCGGATTGAGTTTGTCTCTAACTCTGCCGAGCCGTATCCACCATCAAAGATGAAGTCGGCGCCGTCATAGTTAAGAACTCGAAAGCCTGCCTCGCCCTTCTTGGTCGGAGCCTGAATACGCTGGATCGCTGTCAACGAGCTGTGGAGGAACTTCCACGCTGTTCGACCGCAAATACCAAGCTTCGGCATCTCATCGCCCCGTGTTACCTGGGAAATGGTATCCGAGATAGTCTCCTGAACGTTTGTCGACGAAAGTGTAATGTTTACCGCTACGTTTCGCGCCCAAAGGTTTGCAGCACGATCAATTCCGCCGTACGTTCCGGAGGATGGAGAGGTCGACACCGCCTTCTTCAAGCCGTCGAACTCAAGACCGCCGAATCCTGTACCATCGCCACGAAGCGAGGTCGACACTGTGTTCTTCAATCGCGAAATTGAAGCCTTGATTTTGTTTTCTACTACGTCAAGGAGTTGTGCCTCGTCACGGTTGGAACGTCGCTCAAAACCGCTGATTGCCATCGGCTCATAACACTGCTTGATCGCAAAGCGAAAAGCAGTCATGTCGTCGATTGCATTCAAGTTAAAGCTTGAGTACCCGCTGTAGAATCCGCCTTGCGCATCATCGTTGTACATGACTGGCTTGCGTAACTCGTATCCGCCGGTGAACCGTCGAACGTTGCCCTCGTCGTCCATGTATTTCAGGACGGGGTTGTGATGTGTAATCTCGTCCGCAATCTCGTCCGACTGATCGAACAAGGTTGTGACGATTGCTTCCTCTAGTGTTGCCATTTTTTTTATCCTTTTTAGTCGAGCCCGTTAAGGCGTCTGCGTAAGTTTTCGCGAAGATCCCGTATGCCTAATCGAGGGGAGCCACTGCCTACGCTGCCCGATACGGCTCTGGATGCGGCCTTAGCCTTTTTTACTGTCTGAGTCTGCGTCTTTATTTGTGTGGCCGCCTCGAGTTTCCCCGCCAAGCTGCTGAACACTGGGTCGCCTTTGACAACGTAGTTGTAGGCTGTCTCAAGAATCTCTTGAGGGGAGCCCGCCTGCTGTTGTGTCAAAGCCGACACTATCGGAGCCATCTTTTCCTCTAGTTGCGCCGCCGTTTGTGCGTCGGTCGCAGTGAAGAGGGGTTTGCTCTGCATAAATGACTGTACGGTGGCGAGATTCTGCTGCGCAACATAATTTTGTTGCTGCTCGTTTATCATCGCTTGGATTTTTGATTCCGCTACCCTTTCGGCCTCCTCCCGTGTTAGGTATTCCGGCGTTTCCGGTTCCGGAGGATAGTATCCCTCAAGCTGCCCCTGGCTTGCCGCATATAAGTCATCGATCCTCAAGCCGTACCCGTCCAGCCACTCAAGAGCGGTCTGTATCGGGTTGTCTTTCATCGCAAGATCCCACTCGATAGATCGCTCGGTAAGCTTTTCCGGTGTAAGCCCAAGCTCTTGGTATTCCTTCTCGTGTTTTTGATATACCTTGTGGACGCCCTCCGTCTCGGCTCGCATCCGGTCGACCTCGGCTCGTTTGCGGTCATATTCCGCCTGGGTTTCGAACGCCCGTCGACTCAAGTATGCTTGAAGGACATGCGCATTTTCCGCCGTGGGATTGAGGAACGCTTCCCGCTCCGCCTTGTTCATATCGCGAGGAGGAGCAACCGCCCTGGGTACATTTGCGATTTCCTCGCCGGCCTGCGCTTCCGTTTGTTGCGATTCTGTCTCAATTTCCCGTTCGACTGTTACCCTAGTCGGCTCGACTGAGGTGTCGGCCTTTTGCGCCTGCAATTCGTCGCCCATGTCGAAGCTCTTTTCTAGCGCTCCTCGAATGTTAAGCGTTGACTCGTGTCCATTGGATTCCGTTTCGACTGTGTTCTCATCCATTGTATCTGTCCCTTATTTGTTGGTTTATACGATTGATCAACGCCTTTTCGCGCTCTGCTTCCCGCTTTTCGGGAGAGTAGCCTCGATCATAA